TCGATCCAGAAACCGGAAAACGCACTCTGATCAAGCGCACACTTCCCGCCGAACCCCAACAAGACAATGGCACTTCTTCTTCGGAAACGACTGATTCTGATCGAGACGGAATCGACTTACGGGACCGACCCGACTCCAGACGGAGCGGACGCGGTTTTGGTGAGGGATCTGAATATCACTCCTCAGCAGAGTGATACTGTCTCTCGCGATCTGATCCGTCCTTATTTGGGTGCGTCTGAGATCCTTCTTGCTAACACTCGCGTTGAATGCACTTTCAGTGTTGAGCTTGCTGGCTCAGGCACTGCTGGCACTGCGCCCCAGTATGGCAAGGCTCTTCAGGCTTGCGGACTGAGCGAAACGGTTGTTGCGGCTACTAGCGTTACTTACGCGCCTGTCAGCAGCAACTTTGACAGTGTCACCATTCACTACAACATTGATGGTGTCCGTCACAAGGTGACTGGTGCTCGCGGAACTTTCACTCTCAATGCAAATGTGGGTGAGATTCCAACGATTGATTTCACCTTCACTGGCATCTATAACGCTCCTGACGATTCAGCGCTGCCTACCGCAACTTATGCGAACCAGGCAACACCGTTGATCTTCAAGAATGGCAACACCGACACTTTCTCGCTGCTGTCCTATTCCGGCTGCCTTCAGTCTGTGAGCATGGATCTGGGCAACTCGATCGTGTATCGCGAGCTTATTGGTTGCGACAAGGAAGTGCTTATCACCGATCGCAGCGCTAATGGCACTGTTGTGGTCGAGGCTCCTACTATTGCGCAGAAGGATTACTTTGCTGCTGCTCTGACCGACGGAACTCTGGGCAACCTGACCTTCCAGCACGGCACCGCTGCTGGTAACATTGTTGATTTCAGCTCGACTCGGGTTGACATTGGCGACGTGTCCTACAGCGATCAGGATGGCATTGCGATGCTGAATATGCCCTACACGGCGATTCCATCAACTGCGGGCAACGATGAGTTCAGCTTGATCTATACTTGATCCAAGGCGAGTGGGGAGCGAAGGGTCGCATTGCGGCCCTTTTTTTATTGCTGTATAGTTTGCTGGAGTCTATTTTGCCTCATGGCTTTTATTCGCAAAAAGGTTAAGACCTTCAAGTGGCCTGTAACTGTTGAAGAGCCTACTGATGGCGGTGTATTTGAAGAGTCTAAGTTTGACGCAATTTTCAAGCGCGTGCCTCGTTCTGAGTTCCAGAAGCTTGCAGACAAAGGTGACCTTGAGCTATTGAAAGCTGTTTTGACTGGCTGGGAGGGTATTGAGGATGAGGATGGCAAAGCTGTGCCGTTTTCGCAGGTAACTATGAAAGAGTTTGCTGATGATCCTTATTGGATTCGCGGTGTACTGAAGGCTTATACCGAAACCTTCGAGGGTGCTCGTCTGGGAAACTGAAGTCTGCCGTCGAGTACTGGGCGAAAGGCGGCAAGAAGGTAGAAGACAAAAGTGCTGATGACGCTGCTGCATTCGGATTAAAGCCGCAGCGTCAGGCCGCTCCAGAGGAGGAGCATTGTGAAGTATGGGAAGAAAACTGGGAATCATTGATGATGTTCCTGCGTATGCAAACGCAATGGAACGTCACAATGGGTGGCTACGTCGGCTTGAAGTACGAAGTGCTGCTTGGTGCCGGTGGCCTAATGTCCCTTTATGATGTAGATAATCCACGCGGCTTGCTAGAGGACATCCAAGTGATGGAAGCAACCGCGCTCGCAGAACTGAACAAGAAAGATGGCTAAAACTGTTCAGCCTATTGCTATTGAGCTTGGCATCAAGGGCGGTGAAAAGCTTGGAGCGCTGAATAGATCATTCCGCGATTTATCGAAGCAGGTAAAGTTTTCAGATGCCGATATTATTCAGACTACGAAGGATGTAGCCAAGTTTGCTCAAGAGGCTGGTAATAGCGAAGGGACGATAAAGGGGCAGATCAAGGCTTTTGAGGGGCTGCGTGAGCAGGCCACGATGGGCGGGAAAGCTTACACCGCACTGACGCAAGAAATTTCAGAGCTTAAGTCAACCCTTCGTGGATCCTCTGATGCTGTTGAGCGTGAAAGGTCAAACCTTGTAAAGCTGGGGTCTGCCTCGAAGAACAGCGCGAAAGATTTGCAATATGTGATTGCTCAGCTTGAAAAATTGAAATCAAAAGTAAGAGAAGATTCCGCTGCGTTCTTGCAACTTGGCAAGGATATTAAAAATCTGAACGTCAACCTGAAAGAAGTTGAGATCAGTGCTGGTAAAGCGCGTTTTGCCATAAACACAGTTCTTTCCGCTAAACCAGAAAGAATCACTGGACAGATCGACAAGCTCAACGCTGCGATTGCCAGTGGAACTCTTGAAGCCGAAGATCTGAACGCAGCTTTGCGCAAGCTTGAGCTGCTAAGGGTTGGTGCTGGAAGAGGTCCGGTTGCATTCCGAGCTGACGTGTTCTCTTCTCAGCTTGGTGTCGATTACTTCGCTCGACTGAGGAAAGAATATGACAATCTTGAAAAAACTCAAGCGGCCATTACGCAGAGAATTTCTGAGGTAAACACAGAGCTTCAAAACGTAAGTGGGTATGAACGCCGCCGCAGCCTTACGCTTGAACTTATCCAGCTGAACAAAGAGCTTCAACAGTCAATCGTCAGCGTAACGACAGGTGAGCAGTTCCAAGCGATGGCGATTCGCCAGAGAATGGGAAGCGCTCGCGAGTCGTATGCAGCTTCTGGGTTTGGTGCATTTTCCGCAGAGATTCGTCGGCGCACTGAGGCCGGTGAATTCACGCCTGGGATGCAGCGGGCTAGAGAAAGGGCAAGAAATGAAATCATCGACGAAGAGGCCGTAAAGGCGACCACTGACATTTTTGACATCTGGGAGCAAGCATACGACCGCATTGAAGATGCGGCTCGTGACCACAAAATAGAGATGGCTCGCATTAAGAAATCAGAGGGAGATTTGCTTATTGAGATTCAAGATAGACAAGCCGCAGAAGAGCTGTCTAGAGAAAAAGCCCAGAACGACAAATTGCTGGAATCTTTCGACCAAAGGCTCAAACAAACAGATAGAGTTCTTCAAAGGTCAATCGCGATAAAGGGATCCTTAGGGCTTTCTGGCACAGAACTCAGCCCTTTGTATGAAGGAATTGTTGGCATAGGGACTTCGAGGGCTAGCGCTGAGCAGGCGCGAATGGGCAGAACACCCCAGCAAGCTTTAACGGACATTATTGATGCATTTAATAGTGATTTAGACAGGACTGGCGACGGCTTCTTGGACTCAGAGCGCAAACTCAGGGAAGCCGCTATTGAATTCTCTGGTGGCTCTAGAAAAGTTCGGCAGGCATTTGAAAAAATACCTTTAGGCAAAACACCTATTTCAATGTTTCCTGGCTCTGCGGAGTCAAAAGAGTCTTACTTGCAACGTGTAAGAGGAGGATTTTCTGAATTCAATCTTCCAGATTTTGTGGACTTCAGGAAAGGAACTACTCGTGAGCTTCAATTGGTCAGACAGGAGCTTGAAGAATTTAGGCTGGATCTGGATCCATTGTCTGCAAGCTTTGAGAAACTTGAGAGGCAAGCTGTTACTAGCATTAGCAAAATTGACAAACAGTTAGCGCGTCGGTCGAGGTCGGGGGGCAGGCGTCTTTCTGCCGGTCAACTTGCCCAAGCAGCCGGTGCGACTATTTCTGGTGGTATTTTTGGTGGTCCTGAAGGCTTCCTTGGCGGCGCTATCGGCACTGTGCTGGGCGGTCCCGGCGGCGCATTTGCAGGTGCTGCTATTGGCGCTCAGGTTGGGCAGTTCAGGCAACAGATTGGTCAGTACGCAGAAATGGCGGCTGAAGTTGATCGCTTGCGGCTTGGCTTGGCTGGTGCCAGCAATGATTTTCAGGACTTTGTTGCTGCCGTGCAGGCAACGGAAGGCGCGTCGAATCGTCTGCTGATTCCGCTGTCTGATTCCTACCGAATCATGACACAGCTTAAGGCCAACACCGTTGAGCTTGGTATCTCTACAGAAGACACTAGAAAGATATTTGAAGGTATTACTGCGTCTATTTACAAGACTGGTGGCGGGCTTGCTGAAGTTGAAGGCGCAATGCGTGCCGTAATTCAGGTGCTTAGCAAAGGCGCTCCGCAGGCTGAGGAAATTAGGGGCCAGCTTGGAGAACGACTGCCTGCGGCAATTGTTGACTTTGCAAAATTTACTGAAAGGACGCCAGAAGAGTTAGCAGATGCATTCCAAAAGTCAAAGGTTACTCTTGACGAATTTGTTGATTTTGCTAAGAACAAATTTGACGAAAATGGCCAATACCTTGACGAACTGGCAAGTAATGCAGCTTATGCAGGACTGAGGTACGAAAAAGCTCTTGAAAAGGTTCAGCTTACGACTGGTCGTGTCTTTCAAACGACTGGGGCTGCACTTCAGGACTACGCCTCGTCGTTCCTTCTCTTTATTGATGATATTCTTAACAGCGCAGTTAAACTTAATCTTATTCAGCCAGGACCAAACTTTTTGGTCAACCAGGCACTTCAAGAAGAGAATGGATTAGAGAAGCTAAAAGAGCAGCTTGCTGAAGCCGAAAAGGAGTACAAAAGGGCCGCTATCAGGTTTGCCCAACTAGACCCCTTTTCGAAAGCAGCTTTTGGAGAGGGTGCTTTTAGAAGATATGAGCCAGAAATAGCCAACCTAAAAGAAGCCATAAAAATCTTAGAACAATTGAGAGCCCAAACAAAAGAGCGCGAAGAGCAACAGAAGAGAGCTATAGAAGAGGCCGCTTCTAAATCTCGCGCCAAAGCATTTCTCTCTGCCGTCGAGCAGCGCGAAAACGCAATTGCTCAAGCTCGTATTCAGCTTGAAGAACGTGCTGCTCAGATCAGAGAGCAGGCTGTCCAACGAGCCAAGCAGCTAGAAGAAGGTTTTGCGCAGCAACGACTCAATAATGAAAGGCAGATTCAAGATTTAAGGCTTCAACTCTCTTACGTTGAAGAAGATATTGCTTTTGGAGCTGCTGAAGCTAGGGCCATTGCAGGTGGCGCTGATCCTGCAACTTTCCGCGTTCGCAAAGAGATTATTGATCTGGCCAGGCAGCAGAAAGAAAAAGAGATTTCTTTGGAGCGTCAACTTCTTGACGAGCAAACTGAAAACACAAAAGCTGTTGAGCAATTCAAGATTGATAACGCAAAGGCAATAAATCAGGCAAATGAAGATTACGCCAAGCAAATTGGCAACATCCAGCAACAATATGCAAGGAGCGTTGCAAAAATTGTTGAAGAAGGAACTCGTAGGGCCGGGAAGCGATTAGAGATTTCTGGCAAGATTGTTGCTGAATTCATAAAGCAAGGGCAGGCGTCAGCGACGCTGAGTCAATATGGCGTTTATATGGATGATGCAGGTACGCCTAGAATGCTACCTGGAACTGTTCTTGACACTCAGGCATTTGAGGCTGTTCAAAGTCAAGTTAACCTGTATGACTTGGCGGCTAAAAAGATAAAAGAATACACTAAGGAGCTAACTGACTTGCCAACTGCTGCAACAATCACAGCCCCTGCAATTGATTCAATTGGTGTCAACATTAGCGATTTGACAGCAAGGCTTAATGCAAACAAATCTGCGCTAGAGGCCACTCGACAGAAGATCCGAGGACTGAGTAAAGATCTCTCAGATGCTGAACGCATCGAAAAAGTCAATGCCATCCTCAGAGAGCAAGCGGCGCCAGTTTCTGGTGCCCTCATGGGCGCCCAGACGCAGCTTGCGGAGCAAAGGGGTGTTCTGCGTCTAAGGCAGGAAGGTTATTCCGAGAGCACAGCAAGGCAGTTATTCGCTCAAGAGACTGCAGCGGCAAGTGCGCTAGAGAACCTAGAGGCTGCTAGGGAAGAAGCCAATAAGCAGGGGATTCCTGTTGATGAGGTTGAATACGCGAAGATTGCCGAAGGGATCAGAAAAGCGACTGAAGAGACAAGGGCGCTTACCTTGGCGCTTGAAAATTTATCTACGGGAGACAAATTGCGCACTGGAATTATTGAGTTGCGCGATGAATTAAAGACGCTTGTGGACCCAGCAAACCAGATAAAAGGAGCGGCAAATGCAATCGGCACTGCATTCACCGATTCATTTATGAGCGCTATTACAGGTAGCGCTACGGCTCAAGAGGCGCTTGCGAACTTCTTCAGCAATACGGCTAAGTACTTCTTGGACATGGCTGCGCAGATCATCCAGAAGATGATCACGATGGCGATTTTGAATCAGGTTGTTCGTGTGCTGCCTGGTGGCGGTGGCTTCAAGTTTTCTGGCGGCTCAGCAGACGCAGGGCTGAACGCTGCAAATCTAATGGGGGGCATCACCCCCTTCGCCATGGGCGGCATCGTTGATAAGCCCACCATGTTTGCCTATGCAAACGGCGGTGTTGGCCGCTTTGGCATCATGGGCGAAGCTGGTCCAGAAGCAATCCTTCCCTTGCAGCGGGGTCCAGGAGGGAAGCTTGGAGTTCAGGCTTCAGGTGGCTCGGTCGGCGATGTTGTTGTTAATGTTGACGCATCTGGAACTCGCGCTCAAGGCGACAATCAATCTGCGAGCCAACTTGGTAACGTAATTGGAGCAGCCGTTCAGGCCGAGCTGATTAAACAGAAACGACCTGGAGGGCTTCTTGCTTAGCAATCATGGCATCATTTGACGACGCAACTCTTGGGATAAACACCTGCCCAGACTTTGAGGCAACAAGGTCTTCTGCTCCGAAGATTAGAAAGGCTCAGTTCGGTGATGGGTACGAGCAAAGAGTTTATTTTGGCTTAAATCAAAATCCAAAGTCTTGGTCTTTGCAGTGGCTTTACAGGAGCACTTCAGATGCAGATGCCATTGAAGCTTTTTTTGACGCAAGGGCTGCTGATAACGCTGCGTTTGACTGGATTCCTCCAGATGATACGACCTCTTACAAGTGGGTTTGTGAGCAATGGGACCGCAGGTTGACTTCGCCTAATCGAGCGACAATATCTGCAACGTTCAGACAGGTGTTTGAGCCTTAAACTACAACCAAGAG